AATCTAGTAGTAGTTCTCGACCAGACAGAATAAGATTGAACATCAGCAATGGTAGATCGATAATAGCACCAATATATAACCGAATAGGTATCGACGTTTCTTCTTTATCCATAAATCATGTTCGTTTGGATCAAAATGGAAGATATGTTGAGACCATTAAATCTGGTTTAAACGAGGTTTTATCCACATCTGCTAATATTGACCAAACTGGAACAGCTCTTATGTTGGATATAGTTATATCAATGTTTGATGAGGGATGTGTTGCTATAGTTCCAGTCGACACAACTATAGACCCAACAATTTCTGGAAGTTTCGATATACAATCGCTTAGAACTGGTAGGATATTAGAATGGTTGCCGTCTAAAGTTAGAGTTAGAGTATATAATGAAAAGACTGGAATGAAAGACGATATAGTATTACCTAAAAATATGGTGGCTATAGTGGAAAACCCCTTATATACTGTTATGAACGAACCCAACTCAACATTACAACGTCTTATAAGAAAATTAAACTTATTAGATGCGGTTGATGAACAGAGTGGTTCTGGTAAACTTGATTTAATTATTCAGTTACCATACATAATAAAGACTCCAGCTAGAAAACAGCAAGCCGAAGAAAGAAGAAAAGATATCGAGAATCAACTTGCTGGTTCTAAATATGGAATAGCTTACACTGATGGAACAGAAAAAGTAACTCAACTTAATCGTGCAGCCGAAAATAATTTAATGGCTCAAATAACATATCTAACGAGTATGCTTCACAGCCAGTTAGGTTTAACTGAGAGTATATTTAATGGTACGGCTAACGAAGAAGAAATGTTGAATTACTATAATAGAACTGTATATCCAATTCTATCAGCAATTGTTAATGAGATGAAAAGGAAATTCCTAACAAAAACAGCAAGGTCTCAAAATCAATCTATAATGTATTTCAGAGAACCTTTCAAGTTGGTTCCAGTTAAAGATTTAGCTGAGATAGCTGATAAATTCACAAGAAACGAAATTCTAACATCAAATGAATTCCGTTCTGAGATAGGTTACAAACCTTCACCAGACCCAAAGGCTGATGAACTAAGAAATAAAAATCTACCAAATGAATCTTTAAATATTGAAGATCAAACGAAGGGAGAACCAAATAATGAGCAAAAAATTTGATTTTAGTGGTTACGCCACAAAAGTAGATCTTAAATGTTCTGATGGAAGAGTTATAAAAAAAGACGCATTTAAGCATAATAGTGGGCAAACAGTTCCGTTAGTATGGCAACATCTACATAGTGAACCAGTAAATGTATTGGGTCACGCTCTTCTAGAGAACAGAGAAGATGGAGTTTACGCTTATTGTAAATTCAATGATACTGAATCTGGAAAAACAGCAAAGACTTTGGTTGAACATGGTGATATTACAGCTTTATCAATCCATGCAAATCAGCTAAAACAAAAAGGTAATGATGTTCTTCATGGTGTTATAAGAGAAGTTAGTCTTGTTCTATCAGGAGCAAATCCAGGAGCTTTAATTGATAATTTGAGCATTCAACATGGAGATGGTTCGTTCACACAAGACGACACCGAAGCTATAATCTATACCGATTCAAACATATCTCTAACTGATTTAGAGCACGCTGACAAGAATCAAAATGGAAGCGATTCTAAGACAATGAAAGATGTCTTTGAAACTTTCAGTGAAGAACAAAAGACTGTTGTTTACGCTATGTTAGCTCACGCTATAGAAGGCGAAGAGGAAGACGAAATGAAACAATCAGGCGATGGCGAAGAAGACGAAAAAATAAATCATTCCGATGAAGGAGGAAAAGTAATGAAAAAGAATGTATTTGATAGTAAAGGTGAAGAAGAAAAAAAATCAACAACATTGACTCACGCTCAATTCCAGACAATCCTTGGAGATGCTCAGAAATGTGGCTCTCTAAAAGAAGCAATTCTTTCACATGCTGTTGATTATGGAATAGAAAACATTGACATTCTATTTCCAGATGCACAAACTCTATCCAAAGACCCAGAATGGTTAAAAAGAGAAACCGATTGGGTGAACGGAGTTCTTAGCGCAATAAGCAAGAGTCCATTTAGCAGAGTTAAATCTGTAATTGCTGATATGGATATAGACACAGCTAGAGCTAAAGGTTACGTTAAAGCTACTGAGAAGAAAGAAGTATACTTCAAAGCAGCAAAACGTGTAACTACTCCAACTACTATCTATGTTAAACAGAAACTTGATAGAGATGATATCATCGATGTTGTTGATTTTGATATCGTATCTATGGTTAGAATGCAGTTAAGAACTCTTCTTGATGAAGAACTTGCTGTTGCTGCTTTAATTGGTGACGGTAGACCAGTTGAAGACCCATACAAGATTAATGAAGAAAACATCAGACCTATCTGGACAGATGAAGATCTTTATTCAATCAAAGAAGTACTTACGACTAAAACAGACTATGCTGCTATGATTGAAGAAATAGCTATGTCTGGAAATAACTACAAAGGCTCTGGCGCTCCAGTTCTTTACACAACTAATTATCACCATGTTAGAATGTTGTGGGTTAAAGATACAACTGGTCGTAGAATCTACGAAACTGATGCTATGTTAACAGCTGCTCTTGGTGTTAGTAAGATTGTTGAGATCCCAGCTCTTGAAGCTAAGACTAGAACTCTTGATGACAACAGTGTAAGAGAACTTATCGCAATTAAAGTTAATCTTAAAGATTACAACTTTGGTGCAGATAAGGGCGGTCAAATCGCATCATTCGATGATTTCGATATTGACTTTAACCAATACAAATACTTGATGGAAACTCGTTGTTCTGGAGCTTTAACTAAACCTAAATCAGCTCAAATCTATGAATTTGAAGTTCCTCAAGGTTAATAGATAAGGAGAAATCAAAATGGCAAAGTTTAATGGATTGATAGGTTATGCTGAAACGATTGAAACAGCTCCTGGTGTATGGACCGACTCCATAACAGAGCGTACATATTCTGGAGACATTGTTAGAAATTCTAAACGATGGCAATCTGGAGAAAATCTAAACGATGATGTTACTCTAAGTAATGAAATAAGCATCGTCGCCGATCCATTTGCTTGTCAGAATTTCCACACAATGAAATATATAAAATGGATGGGTGTTTCATGGAAAATAGTTAAGATAGAGTTCATACGCCCTCGGATATTAATAACGATCGGAGGGGTTTATAATGGGGACTCGGGTCCAACTTCAAACCATACTTGAAGATATATTAGGAAGTCGTAATGTGTATTTTCAACCACCAGAAAATTTTAATTTGTTATACCCGTGCATAATATACAAACGAAACAACATCCTAACAAGTTTCGCTGACGACCAGCCATACAATCACAAAACACAATATAGTATAACGGTGATAGATAGGGACCCGGACAGCGAAATACCTGTAAAAATATCAAAACTACCTATGTGTAAATTTGAAAGACATTATAGCGCAGAAAACTTAAACCATGATGTTTATAACATCTACTATTAAAAGGAGGAAACAAAATGTCTAAACTTATTTGGGACAAAACTGGTGAACGTTTATTCGAAACTGGTGTAAAAAATGGAGTTTTATACGTACAAGATACTAATGGAGCATATCCACAAGGTGTTGCTTGGAATGGTCTTATTAGTGTAACAGAAAGTCCAACTGGAGCAGAAGCTACACCTTTGTACGCTGACGATACAAAATATCTTAATCTTATTTCTGCTGAGGAATTTGGAGCTTCTATTGAAGCGTATACATACCCCGATGAATTCGGTCAATGTGATGGTTCTGCTGACTTAGCAACTGGTGTTTCTGTTGGACAACAGGCTAGAAAGCAATTCGGTCTTGCTTATAAGACTACTTTGGGTAATGATATCGAAGGTAATGAATATGGTTATAAATTACACCTTATTTATGGTGGTTTAGCTGCTCCTTCAGAAAAAGGATACCAGACAATAAATGACTCACCAGAAGCTATCACTTTCTCATGGGAAGTTAGCACAACTCCAGTAGTTGTTACTGGTAAGAAACCTACAGCTTCAGTTGTTATCGATTCAACAAAAGCTGACGCTGCTAAATTAGCTATTCTTGAAGATATTCTATTCGGTACAGTTGGAGTAGAACCAAGAATGCCATTGCCAGACGAAATCGCAACTCTATTCACAGAAGCTGCTCCTGATGCTATAGCTTTATCATCAATTGTTCCAGCTGACGACGCTCTTAATGTTGCTGTTGATGCTAACATAGTTATGACTTTCAACAACAAGATTTCTAGCGAAGCAATTGTTATGACTTCAGAAGCTGGCGCTATTGTTGCTGGAACTAAGAGTTGGGATGCTACTGGTAAGATTCTTACATTCAATCCAACTAATAATCTTGCTGGTTCCACAGTTTACCTTATCACTATTGCTGGTGTTACTGATATCTACGCTCAGACACTTGCTCCGGTTGTTAAGAACTTCACTACTGTTTAATAAAATAATAACTAAGAAGATGGGCTCTCTAAATTGGGGAGCTCTTCTTTATTAAAATTTGAAAAGGAGAAAATACCATGTTAAAAAAAACTATAACTTATACCGATTTCGACGGTAACGAAAGAAAAGAGGATTTCTACTTCAATCTAACAAAAGCTGAAGTAACAGAAATGCAAATGTCCACAGAAGGCGGATTAGCTAAAATGTTGGAGAAGATAGTTGCAACACAAGATACAAAAAGAGTAATTGAAGTATTTAAAGACATAATACTAAAATCTTATGGTGAAAAATCACCTGATGGAAAAAGATTCATTAAGAACGATGAGGTTAGAGATTCGTTTGCTCAGACAGAAGCTTACAGTGAATTGTTCATGGAGTTGGCTGGAAACGCTGAAGCCGCGGCCGCATTCATTAATGGAATAGTTCCACAGGTTAATAAATAATTTAAAATTTGAATACGGAGGCTAGACATGTTAAAGATCACGATACCTGCTATCGAGTTATATGATGAACTTAGCGAAGAATTTATAAGTTCTAAAGAACAGTCGTTACAAATGGAACATTCTCTAGTCTCCATATCAAAATGGGAATCAAAATGGAAGAAACCATTCCTAAGTAAAGGTGAGAAGACGGTCGAAGAGACAATGGATTACATTAGATGTATGACTATAACTCAGAATGTCGACGACAATGTCTATAACTTTATAAGTAACGATAATATAAAGAAAGTAAAAGAATACATAGATTCTGAAATGACAGCTACAACTTTTTCGAATGATAAGAAAAACATAAATAGGGAAATAATCACATCTGAGATAATATATTATTGGATGATTGCTTTAAATATACCATTTGAATGTCAGAAGTGGCATCTCAATAGACTTTTAACACTAATTAATGTGTGTAACATTAAAAATAACCCTCCTAAAAAGATGGGTAAGAAAGAATTAGCTAGAAGGAACACGTCGTTAAATGCGGCACGTAAACAAGAAATGAACAATATAAAATAATTAAGGAGGTTTTTATTTATGAGTGGGTACAATCCAATTGAAACAATGACACCAATGTCAGGAAGAGTTAGAAAAGAAGATGGGTCGATAATAAACACTGCCGATATTATGGATTCTGTTTATGACGAGGCCAGTGAATCGTTAAAGGTAAAAGCGGAACTTGATGGTGGAGATTCGCAAATAGGCGCAGTCGAGTTGAAGGACGCCGATAGCGATACAAGAGCTAAAGTTGGATCAGAAGGTCTTCATGTGGATTCTCAAAATAGAAGAAAAGAAGTTATATTTCATCATGAAGCGACTGTTCCGGCAGAAGTTAGTTTACCAGTTGGAGCATACAAATCCCTAACCCTAGAGTTATTTGGGACATCAACCAGCAGAACAGTTAAGTTTTATGGTGTCGGCAAATCTGGAATAAAGAGACCTCTACCTGCTGTTAAAATGACAGGGGATGTTAATTTTGATATGATGACAGAGACAACTTTGACTGGTTGTATTTTTGAACTAAGTATAACAGGTTTAGATTATGTTATTGTCGATTTAACCGCTGTAGCTGGAGGTAATGTTTCAGCAGAAGGTAGTATGGTGGCATAATGAGAACACAAAACATAACTTTTGTTGGGATATTTTTAGGGAAGGATGGTGGGGTAAATGAGTAATTTTACTAGTCCAATATGGAACGGATACATAATGAGCAGAATAAAGAACTATCTTCTAGGATGGTTTGGTCAAACAAGTGCTAAAGCTTTAGGATTGGTTCTTGATGGTACTACAAATAACGCTACTAAATTTGCAGAAATTATAACAACTTTAAATGGCGATGAGATTGACATATATTTTCCCAAAGGTGTTTGTAGTATTGGTGGAAATCTAACAATACCTGAAAATATTAGACTGCATTTTTCGAAAGGTGCAAAACTAAAAAGAACAAGTAATGCAATAATAACATTAAATTGTGAAATCGAAGCAGGATTGTATCAAATTTTTGATGATGATGGTACAGGTAGTTGGTCTGGCATAATTAAAAATAAAGAAGTGTATCCAGAATGGTTCGGGGCAAAAGGTGACGAAATTACTGATGACGCTTCCAGTATACAAAACGCAATAAATATTAGTTTATATGTACATTTATCAGAAAAAACTTATTTAACAACTTCAACTATTACGATAAAAAGTGGATGTAAATTAATAGGTACTGGTAGTAGATATTGTATTATTAAATATACAGGTAATGGCAAAGCAGTAGTTTGTAATGGAGCTTCATATTTTAAATTAGAACATTTTAGAATCATAGCTCAAAATGGTACTGGTCTACATTTTGTCGGTGAAAGGAATTGGTATACAAACATAAATCATGTGCATGTTATAGATTGCCTATGTTGTTTAGAAATAGATAGTCCTACAGGGTATAATAATTTTTATGATTGTCAATTTGGGTCTGATGTTCAATGTCTTAAAATTGGTGAAAATTACGTTAATGGAACTATAGCTCCAAATTATATTAATTTTGAAGAATGTAATTTTAGTACATATAGTGCACCTGCAACTACTACAGACGCTATAGGGATATCTTTATATTATTCTGAATATGTACATTTTATTAATTGCGATATT